AAATCTTCTAGCTTTTGAATATTATCTACATAACATAACTCTCTAGCTATCTCCATAGGTATCTGTCTCTTTACAATATATTGTACTGGATTAGAAAAGAAAGGTAAATCTTTTATTCGTTTAACATTATCTAATGGATCTTTTTGATATTCACTAAAGTCTGGTTTATATACAAACTTTGTAGCTGTATTGCTTTGTCTATTATCTTTCTCTTTATATCTTTCTAACTTATATTGATTATATAAATGTGGATCCACTTGTTCTATAAGTTTACCTATTCCTCCACTAAAGCCACAGTTATGACATTTATATGCTAATGAGTTCTTAACATCATATACATAACCTCTAGCTTTGAATTTGTTTTTCTTTGAGTCACCACAGATAGGACATCTGCAGTTGTATAGATTATCAGACTTTCGTTTAAATCTTTCTAACTTAGGTGATAATAGATTAAGATACTTTTGATCGATCCATAGCATAGAACCTTATTATATTCTATGTTGGAATATAAGTCAAGAGATTAATTGTTGAATATGATTAAATTTTGCTAGTAGGAAACCAACAACAAGAGCTCCACCAATAACTAACCATTTCCATTTCTCAATAGCTGTTACTCTTTTATCCATTATTTGAACTTGCTTGTGTAGGTGTTTATCTTCTGCTTCTTGAGATGCTAACTTCTCTTCTTGAACAGCTATCATTCTATTAAGACAGTTCGTTACATCAGTAAGTTTATCAATTGCTACATCTAACTTATCTACTAATCTTGATATACTGTGAACGTCCTTCTTTAATAGTTCCACATCTGTTCTTATGTCTTGTTGTTCCTCAAATCCCATCTGCACTCCTTGAAAGCATACACGCTTATTTAGTTGATGGGCTGGATTTAGATTTACCTTTAATTCCAGGCTCGTAATAATTTTTATATGTTTCTAGTTGTAATTTTTGTTTTTGTATGTAATGTCTTATCTGTGCAAAGTTCTTAGATAATGCTTCGTATCCATCATCTGATAATCCAAATAGAACTGGATCCAAATTCTTTTCTTTTAGTTTAGCAAACATCTCTTCTGCATTCTCTGAAGTTATAATATACCAATCAAGATCTTCAAAATCAGCTATATCAGGTTCATCTAAGTTTAATGGTTCTCTTTTTACTTCTAAGTTAAATACTTCTAGTGGCTTTATAGATGAGCAACTAGTAAGGAACGTAAGAAGGATTAACAAGATCAGGGCATATTGGATTGATCTGAGATTTCTTAACAGCATTCTTTTCCTCTTCAGTTAATGGATCACCCATTGCTACTCTTACACATCTTGTAGCATGATCTGATCCTTTGTTAATTATTTTTTCAATGGGTCTAGGTTTCTTTACAGCAAGTGCACCCAAGTCTCTTTTCTTACCACTTGCATTAATCTTATTGAACTTCTTATCTAATGCACCATATTCTTTTTCTAACTTCTTATTATGTTCAACTATCTTCTTATTAGCTTCTACAATAGCTTCAAAATCTATTCTTTGTTGTTCTATTACTTGTTGTTGTTGATTGACAGCATTTTCTAATTTAAGCATATTTTCTTTAGCTACAGCTAAATCTTTCTGGAGTCCTTTGACATATAACCAACCACCTATAACAGCAGCAGCTATAACTCCAAAGAAAGCCATCTTCATACCACCAAATATACCAATCATTATCTTACCATTCTGATTTCCAGATAGTCCATAAGCCATAAGCGATTGCAGCATATGCAGCCCACTTAACGAAAGCTCCAAAGAATAAAATAACTAGGCCAACACCAACTAACATAGCACCGTCCCAAGTTGTTCTTTCTTCTAGTCTATCTTTAACCCAATCTTTTAAATCTATAAGTTTTTGGATCATTTTTTTAACTCCTCTATTTGTTTTTCCATTGTTTCTAATCTTTTCTTTAACATAGGAAACTTTTCCATCTTCTTTTCTTCCTCTGTTAAAATCTTTATATTATATTTATCTGCAGCCCAATTGTACCAACTGTCCATTTTGTTGAAGAACCAAATTCCTAATTTTGTTTTTTTGAACCATTCAGCAGTTGCATTACCAATTATGCTACCTGTGATAGCTTTGACTAACCAAAACCACATACTAACCTCTTGGTTGAGACTTCTTTATAGCCCATCTACCAAATATTCTTACAGCCCAGAAACATGAATAAATCTTCCATTTAGGTTGATTTGGAAATGCAGACTTCATTCCTTCTAAGAATACTTTATCAGCTATTCGTCTGAAAGGACTTCTTTTATACAAAGCTCCAGCTTCAAAACCAACATTAATCTTTTCATATAAGATATCATGTATAACAGCTGCTCTTGCAACATCAAATGGTGCAATGAATATCCAACATATTCTTGGTACACTAGCTAAGTCTGTTATATATCCTTCTGGAACTGTTATCATACCAGCTTTAGTACATTTGATACCTGGTATTTCATTTAACATTTGTTTATCAACATCATTTAATGAATCTGTGTTTAATTTAAGAGCTTCTGTTAATCTCCAAAACCTTGGTGGTAAAAACTCTGTATATAATGAACCTT